GGCATCAAGCTCTAAGGGCGGGTTGAACGATGTCGTTCATTGACGAGATCATGGCAGCGAGGAGCGCAGCCCACCGTGACGAGGTGGCCGTGGCTCGTCGTGTCGCTGCTTCATTTGATCGCGCCACGTTACGACTCAGAGAGCGAGTTAAAGAACTTCGCAACATGGAACGGCTCGGAATGTTCAGGTCAGCAACTGATGCACGCCGGCAGGCCGAGGCTGTGCTGGCCGAAGTCCAAGGGCTCGCTGAAATTGCAGCCAGTGAATCAGGCAGACTGATCTCCTTCGCGCGCGAGCGCACGATACGCAACGTGCTTGCAGAGACAACGATGCTCGCAGAAGAGGCCGGCCAGACAGTCAGCTTGGGCACGACATTTGCCCAGGTGCCCTACGCATCGGTGCGTGAGATGGCCGAACGCCCAGTGTTTGGTCTTACCCCACAACGTGGCGCGGCGCGTATTGCGCAACGCCTGACTGACGACGTTCGTGAGCGATTGGTCAGTGGCCTCGCCTCTGGTGAGTCGGTCAAAGACATTGCATCTGACATCTCCGAGATGGCGGACATCACTGAGTCAGCAGCGACTCGATTGACGCGGACCAACATGGCAGCAGCCTCGAATGACGCGCTGCGGGCAACGTACGAGGCCAATGCGGATGTCATCGATGGCTATGTCTGGGATGCGACGCTGGATGAACGTGTGTGCTTGAGGTGCGGTGCGCTACATGGAACGTTCTTCCCTCTCAATAGCACGCCACCTGGCCCACCACTCCATCCGAATTGTCGATGTGTGCTGACACCGCATCTCATTGATGAAGGTGCACCAGACGACGATGAATACAGGCGCACACGCCCGCTGCTGGAGAGCGGTGAACGTAGTAAACAGACTGAGCTGGTGCCAGCAGACAAACGCTTCGAGGCGTGGCTCAGAGACCAGCCCGCAGGCGCCACGGTCAATGTGACAGGCAGTGAGTTGAAGGATGATCTCTGGAGGCGCAGTAAGTTGCCCTTCACTGAGCTGGTCAAGCCTGACACGTCAGTGCGCTCTGACGCTGAGGCATTGCAGAAAGCACTGACGTTACATCCACGCGATTCGTGGCTGAGAGCAAAGGCTCAAGAACTAGGCGTGTCGCCGATCAGTGTAGACACGCAAGGTAGAAAAGATGCGCTGTCAGCTTCTGATGCGCCATTCACGTTGGGTTCACGACGCGGCTTGAGCCCAGAAGCGCAGGCATTGCGAGAACGTGTTGACGAGGCAAAGCGATCGCGTCTGATGCGCAACGACGAACCTGGCAAGGTTGGCCGACGTGCAGCACGCGAAGCGGCAGAGGTGGCAAGCTGATGGCATGCAAGGTTCGGGACTGCGGTGGGAAGTTTGCGAAGCTGACGGCGCCGTCAGTTCGTGTCACTGGCAAGCCGACAGGTGCTGACGTGAAGAAGCTCACAGAGCAACGCGTCGCAGAAATAGGGAGGAAGCCAGAATGAGTGCAACGCTGACGTACGATCGGCCGAAAGTAGCTGTGACCAATTCCACGGGGATGCTCACGACTATTTTAGTCGGTGAGAAGCCTGATGCTCCTGGCGCCATTGGTGGCACGGGAACGACTGGCGAGCTGGATGCACGCTTCCAGATGGACGCCGATGAAAGTGGTGGCGCAGACGTCCAGGACATCTTTAAGTTGGAAGCCATTCCCGTCGTCGGTGCTGATGGCACTATCAGCTTGCGTGTGACTGTTACGCCGATCCTTGGCAATGCGGCTGCAGGCACTCCGCAAGTTGTCACTGTCCCGCACAACCAGAACGTTGATGCTTGGCAGTCGGCCGCTGGTCGCGCACGGCAGGCCTAGTAGTCGAGTCCAACCCTACCCGTCCTATCAAAGAAGGATAGGACGGGTAGGAATCCAGGTAGGACAAGGATAGAACGATGGCCACGATTCCTACACTTGAATATGCGGACTATATCTACGCTGCCGCGTATTTTGGCGAGCGCGTGGGCGCTGATGATTGGGCCACGTTCTCGCAGGACAACCGGACCAAGGCGTTGAAGCATGCAACGAGATTGATTGACCGACTGGACCTCGTGCTGGAGAAGACGGACGAAGCACAGGACAACGAGTTCCCTCGCGGTGGTGATACACTTATCCCCGAGGAAGTACTCATGGCCACGTGCGAGCAAGCATTAGAGTTGCTCCGTGGATCATTGCCGGAGAATCAGATGAGTGCAGCCAATGTAGCATCTGAGTCGATCGGCGATGCAAGCAGGAGTTACACAGATGGAGCTGCATCAGTGATAGGCGTTTCATCTGGGCTGACGTCCACTGCCGCAGCACAACTGCTACGTGAGTGGATCAACGACCCGAGTGAAATTACGCTAGTGAGGGAGAGCTAAAAGAGGCACAGTCAACGAGCGATCGTTCGCTCGTAACAATAGCCGGAGTGCCGGGCGAGGACAGGCACGAGACCAGGTAGGAGGCAGCAACATGGCGAGGAAAGCGATGGCGTTGGACGTGGGAACGTTTTTGTTCGGTCTGTGGAGTGCAAGGCGTGTGCTGTTCGCTGTGCCTCCTGGTGGTGACGATGGTGGTGGTGGCGGCGGCGGTGGCAAAGAGACTGACGCTGAAGCAGAGGCACGAAGGGCTGCTGAAGCTGAAGCTGCAAGGAAGGCCAACGACAAAGCTTTCACCCAAGCTGACATCGACCGGGTGGTTGCGAAGCAGAGGCGGGATCTTCAGGAGAAGCACCTGGACGAGATTCGCCGAATGCAAAAGGCACAAGGCCTGACGGATGAGGAACGCACCTCACTGAAGAAGCGGAGTGAAGAGCTAGAGGATGCTCTCCTCTCTGAGAAGGACCGAGGCAAGAAAGAAATTGACCGCACGCGTAAGGAGCTTCAGGATCAGATGACAGCAGTGAAAACTGTTGCCGATCAGAACTGGGCTTTGTACACGGGCTCAATGGTTACCACGGAAATTAGTCGAGCTGCTGCGTTACACAAGGCATTCAATCCGCAGCAAATCGAAGCCATTGTCCGACCCATGTGCGTTGTTGAGGACGAGAAGGACGAGAAGCTGAATCCGACTGGTCGGCACCTCGTGCTTGTCAAGGCACAGAAGAAGAACGACAAAGGAGTAGTTGAGTCGGTCAACTTCAGCGTTGACAAGTTCGTGGAGCAGATGAAAACTGACGATGCTTTTGCCAACTTGTTCCTGTCCGAACGTGCGGGCGGTATGGGATACCGGCCCGGTGGAAAAGGTGGCAAGGGAGGGGAAGGAACAAACCTCTCAAGCCGTGACAAGATCAAAGCGGGGATAGCGCAACAGCGCAAGTAAGCGCTGGCGTATAACTTCGCATAGCCAAAGGAAAATGGAGGAAGTACATGCCTCTTCTGACCGCGGAAGCTGAAAAGCTTTCACAGAACATGTTGGTGCAGGGCGTCGTTGAGAATATCATCACGTCCGACCAGCTCTTTTCACTCTTACCCTTCACGCCCATCGAGGGCAAGGCGTACGTGTACAACCGTGAGGCGACTCTCGGTTCTGCTGACTTCGTTGACACGGATGACGTGATTAACGAATCAGCCGCGACGTACACGCCCGTCACCACGAAGCTCCGCAGGATTGTCACCGATGCCGATGTCGATGATTTCCTGCAGGGCACGCAGTCAGACGTCACGGACCAGACCGCGACGCAGATCGCCAAGAAGTCGAAGAAAGTCGGCCTGACGTACGCCGACAAGCTGATCAACGGCAACAACACGACCAACCCGAAGGAGTTTGACGGGCTGATCGTGCTGTGTCCTTCTGCCCAGAAGATCGCCCTGGGTGCGACGGCCGCTGTTGCCCTGGCCTTCGATCATCTCGATCAGCTGATCGACCTGGTGAAGCTCGGACAGAATCGCGCGTTCGTTATGAATTCGCGAACCATTCGGTCGTACTTCGCACTGTGTCGCGCTCTTGGCGGGACGGATCCGCTCCATGTTGCGATTCCAGGCATCACTTCGCCCGGTCTCCCGACTTATCGCGGCGTTCCGATTCTCAAGAACGACTATGTGCCGATCGACCAGACCAAGGACGGTCTTGGTCGTCTCAGCACGGCCATTCCGTGGGCTGCAGGTGTTGTCAAGGTGTTGGGCGACTTCGTGAAGCCCACCGTTCTCAACCCGGGTTGGGTGTACAAGTGCACGACTGCTGGCACGACCCACTCTGTCGAGCCGACCTGGGGCAGTCCTACAGAAGGTGGCACGGTATCGGAAGGCGGCGGCACGG